CCAAAAGTTACAACATCAATTAATGATGTAAATGGTAATGAATCAATTCGTATTGGAGCAACAAGTTCTGCTGTTAATGAAATAACTGTAACGAATGCGGCAACGGGTAGTGATCCTGTTATTTCTGCATCAGGAACAGACACGAACATTAATTTGGCCTTGAATTCAAAAGGCACAGGTTCGGTCGAATTATCCAAAGCGGCTTTTGCATCGGTTGAAATTTCAGCAAATGGTGCTGCATCTGCCCTTGCAACATATATTATATGTAATAAAGGAACAGGTCTTGCGGTTTCACTTGCTGATGGAACAACAATCGGTGAATATAAAATTTTTACAAATAAGGGAGCAGGTACAGCAACTGTTACCCCAACAAATTTTGCACAAGGCACTTCATTTGCCTTGGCACAATATGATGCAGCTACGGTGGTTTGGGATGGATCCAACTGGTACTTGGTTGGTGATTATGGCGCGGCAGTATCTTAATAGGAAAATAAAATGACTGCAATTGTAACAGACTTTTTTAAGAAAAAACTCATTAATTTTTTGTATGATGAGGTTGTAAATGCGGCCGATTCAAATGAATATTATATTGGTATTGGTAAATCGGACCAATATAATGCTGGCGATACTATTATTGATCCGATTCGGACATTAAGAGAAGAAAGAGTTGCCCGAGCAAATTTACAGTCTGTAAAAAAGGTTACTGCAACATCGTTTGTTATCCCACGATATAATTGGACATCAGGTACATTATATTCCGGATATTCAGATTCAGTTGTTGGTATTCCATCAAATACATATTATGTACTTACAGAAGATAACGAGGTTTATATTTGCCTCCAACAAGGTAAAAATGCAACTGGTGTAGCAGTCACGTCAACCGTACAACCTAGTTATACTGATGCTGGTGTGTCACAATATCAAGCATTTGAAACTGCCGATGGTTATCGTTGGAAATTTCTATACGCACTATCGGCAGCAAGAGCATCAGATTTTCTATCGGCTGGATTTATTCCTACACAAAGAATTGATTGGAATGAACCAGGCGATTCTGCAGGTCTGAATACATTTGAATTACAACAAGTTGACATCCAACGTAGAGCAGTTGCTGGACAAATAACTAGTATTGCTGTTACGGCTGGTGGTTCAGGTTATACCTCTGCACCTACTGTTGCAATTAATGGTAACGGTTCATCAGCAGCGGCGACTGCCACAATCTCAGGTGGCGCTGTTGTTAAAATTGAAATGAATAACGAATCTGCTGCCATGGGTTCAGGTTATGATTATGCATCAATTGCATTATCCGGTGGTGGAGGAACTGGGGCAACTGCAAGACCTGTTGTCACATCACTAGCTGGCATTGGTGCCGATCCAAGAGAAGATCTTAAGTCATCATCAATCATGATGACAACAAAACCTAATGGATCAGAAAGCGGCACATTTGTTATTGATAATGACTTTAGACAAATTGCTGTATTAAGAAATATTAAAGATACTGATAGTGATACATTATTCACAGCAACAAATGGCCGAGCTTTAAAATATCATCAAATGTCAGCACCTGCAACCACGTTCACAGTAGATAAATTTATCCGTGGTGCATCATCTGGTGCTGCAGCATATATCGACGATATTGATAGTTCAGTTATTTATTATCATCAAAATGAAAATACTGGATTTGGATCATTTTCTAATGGTGAACTCTTAGAAGAATCAGATGGCTCTGGCTCAGGGACCATTACTACGGCAGGGTTAAATAGTATTGTTAATCCATATAGTGGTGAGGTTCTTTATATTGAGAACAGAGCACGGATTATCCGAGATGCTGCACAGACTGAAGATATTAAAGTTGTTATTACCGTTTAAGGTTTAGGATTCATGGCTACTACTCTTACTACAACTACATTTGCTACCACATATAAGGACGATTATGCTGACAGTGATCAGTATTATCGTATTCTTTTTAATGCTGGTAGAGCCTTGCAAGCTCGTGAACTTACTCAAATGCAGACGATCATTCAAGAGGAAATGGCTCGGTTTGGCCGTAATATCTTTCTTGAGGGTGCTGCAGTAAAACCTGGCGGTATCACCACAGCAACACGTGATTTTATAAAACTTGATACAGCAACAAATCCATTACCTACAAATCCACAAGACCTTGTTGGTCTGGAACTTACGGTAAAGGCACCAAATCCAGCAATCAAAGTAAAAGTTTTAGAAGTTATTGAGGCTACTGGATCTGATCCAGCAACATTATATGTCAAATATACTGATACAACTGCTGCTAGTGGTGGATCAGATCCTATTATAGTTCCTAACGGTGCTCTTTTAGAAAATGGCACATTATTAAATGATCTTAAATCTGCAAGCTCGTTAGCATCTGGTGCAGGTCTTAGAGTATCATGTGCCTCTGGTGAGTTTTTTGTTCAAGGGCATTTTGTATTTGTAGCTGAACAATCATTCTATTTGTCAAAATATACACCGGACCCATCCGGCATTATTGGTTTTAAAATTGTACAAGAAGTAGTTACAATTGACGATACTGATACTCTATATGACAATCAGGGTGCTGCTCCAAATATTGCAGCACCTGGTGCTGATCGCTATAGAATTAGGCTTGTATTAACATCGCAAGCCAATGTTACAGCTGATGATAATTTTGTTTATGTTGCTAAAGTATCTGGTGGTGCTGTTGTTGCTCAACAATCACGTACAGATGGTTATAATGCAATTTATGACTTATTAGCTGTAAGAACAAAAGAAGAATCTGGTAACTATACATTAAATAACTTTACAGCAAAATTTAATGACATTGAAGGTAATGATTCAAACCTTGACCTTGAAATTAGTAGAGGTATTGCGTATGTTGATGGTTATCGTTTGGAAATGCCACCAACAAAATTAAGAGTTTCGAAAGCCAGAGATACAGTTTCTAAAAATAATCAGGCAATTATTGCTCAATATGGTAATTACGTTATCGGTAATACAGCTGATAATAAAGGTTTGCCTAATATTGATAATTTTGATAAAATTGATTTAACTGATGCATTTAATTATGCAAATAATGTAATTGGTACTGCAAGATGTAGGGCAATTGAAGAAGCAGATTCTGCTCATAAGTTTTATTTGTTTGATATTCAGATGAATTCTGGCAGAAATTTTAGAGATGTAAAAAGTTTTGGTAACGATTCAAATGATTATGTTAATATTGTCATGGAAGATGGAATTGCTCAATTAAAATCCACTTCCAATAATTCATTGCTTTTTGATCTTCCATCAACCAGGCCTACAATTACTGGGGTATCAGATCTTTCAATTACTGTACAAAAACGATACACATTTACATATAGTGGAACGACCGTAACATTAACGGCACCAAGTGCAAATGATATCTTTACTAATACCGGCGACTGGGTTCTGGCTACTACTACAGGCGTGGTTGTTGCAGGTACATACAGTTTAACTGGATCTCCTACTGGTAACCAAGTTCAAGTAAGTGGTATTGCAAATGGCACCTACGAATTGGTTACATATGTTGCTCTTGATGGAGCAAATATTTCTGTAAGAACAAAAACACTTGAGGCAGCACAAAACAATACAATTTCATGGCCTACTGCAGCTGATTCAGATGGATTAGGACTTAAATGGATTGACCTTGGTTATTCTGATGTTTATGAAGTTCAACGCGTCAGAACGGTTGATTCAGATGGTTTGGATTTGTTAACGAACTTTACATTTGATAATGGTCAACGTGATAATTTCTATGCCAAATCTCGTTTAATTGCAAAGCCTGGTGTGACAATTCCTACCGGTGACATTTACTATAAATTCAGAAGATTCTCCCATGGTGCTGGTGATCTGTTTGCAGTTAATTCATATAATGGTGCCGTTAGTTATGAAAATATACCAAGTCATACAAAATCAAATGGTGAGGTTATATCATTAAGAGATGTTCTTGACTTTAGACCAGTACAAGGCACCAATGGTGAATATGATGGGACTGGTGGTATCGTTAATGCATTACCACAGACAACAGATGTCATCAGAGCTGATGTTGAATATTATTTACCAAGAAAAGATAAGTTGGCTGTTGTAGTTAAAGACACACAGACACTCACCAGAACTGGTTCATTTGTTGTTCTGAATGGTGTAAGTGCTCTCGAACCTTTGGAACCTAATTTAACAACCGGATTAAGTCTTTACAATATCACACTTAAGCCATATACGCTGGATAAGAATGATGCTGAATTAGAATTTATTTCTAATAAGCGTTATACGATGAAAGATATTGGTAAAATTGAGAAGAAGATTGATAATCTGACTGAATTGACTACATTAAGTCTCTTGGAAAATAATACAGCAACATTAAATGTTTTGGATTCTGCCGGTAATACAAGAACCAAAGCAGGTTTTCTTGCTGATAACTTTACTAACTATAGTTTTTCCGATACGTTCAATCCTTCATATAGAGCAAAGATTGACCAAGGAGCAAATGAACTTACTCCAACATTTATCCAGAATAATGTAAGATTAATTTATGATTCAGATGATGTTAGTAATACGGTTACACGAGTTGGTGACTATTTAATTGCACCATATACTGAAACTACCTTTATCAACCAAAATCTTGCAAGTGGCATTTTAACGATTAATCCATTTGGTGTAATTACAACAACAGGTAGACTTAAATTATCTCCATCATCTGATGAATGGTTTGAAACTGCATATACACCAGATATTGTAATTGATAAAGGTGATTTAACAGATGTTAATGGTTCGGTCACAGTAAATAGTCGAAATGACCACAGATATTCTTGGTATGGTACCAATGGCGAATATGTAATTACTGGTACTGAAGTCGTACGTGAACTTATAAATGAAAAAGTTTTGGAAAAGAAATTTATTCCTTATATGAGATCAATTAAGGTTTATTTCCAAGCTGATGGCCTCAGACCTAATACTCAACATTTTGCATTCTTTAATAATGTTTCTGTAAGTAATTGGGTAAGAGAAGAATCTTCATATGCCAATTATTCGACCAGTGTTACCGATTACGGTAATACATTAAAAAATGCAACTGCGCATCCTGATGGAGCAACAAATCTAATTTCAGATGCAAATGGAACAATTATTGGTTCGTTTGTCATTCCATCAACTGATGCAATTAAGTTTAGATGTGGAAGTGTTATATTTAAATTATTGGATATTTCAACCGAGGATGATAATTTAGCAACATCATCGGCCTTTGTAAACTTTATTGCAACAGGTATTATCAACGTGACTGAAAGAACATTTGAATCAACCAGACATATTGATCTTGCAAGACCTGTATATAGAAGTGATAACAGTGGTGGCGATAATGGTGGCGGTGACGATGGTGGCCGCAGTTCTAGTTACGGTAGCAGTGGTGGTGGATATGGTCAGGATACCAGTGATGGTGCGCATGATGGTAGCCGTGGCTCAGATACTAGTGGTCCATTCTAATTTAATTAAAACGGAAGTATAAATGAAACCCTTAGCTCAAACATTTAGGATCAATCCAACACAATATCCATCTGGGATATATTTGACATCCGTTAATTTATATTTTGCTTCCAAGCCAGGGGCCGGTGGGTTTCCTGTTGTTGTTGAAGTAAGATCAGTTGAAAATGGCATTCCAACAAATATTGTGGTCCCGGGTAGTAGTAAATATATTGCACCTGCATCTATTACAATACCTGCCCTTGGTGATTCAGATGATCTTACGGCAGTACAAGCCGCAGAAACAACATTTGCATTTGAGGAGCCGATTTATCTAAGTCCAGGTAATGAATATGCGATTGTTGTATTTTCTAATTCCGAAGAATATACATTGTACTCTGCAAAAATTTATGAATTCCAAATTGGGACAACTGAAAAGCGAATCAATAAGCAATCAGGTCTTGGTTCACTATTCCTAACACAGACTGGTAATGTATGGACAGCTGATCAGGGTGTTGATCTAATGGTCCAATTGAATAAAGCATCATTTACTCCAAATACAACCTATACGGCATATCTGGAAAATAATGAAGTACCTCACATTCTTTTAGAAAATAATCCAATTTCAACTGATTCCGGTGATGCGACAATTACTATGATTCATTCAAATCATGGTTTTGTTAAAAATGATTATGTAACAATTTATGGTTTAGATTCTGCCACAACATATAACGGTATTCTTGGTACATCAATACTTGGCCAAAGACAAGTTACTGCAGTTGATCATACTGGTTATACATTTGAAGCAGACAGTATTGCAAGTTCATCATTAAGAACTGGTGGCGATGGTATTATTGTAACCAAACAACACATGATTGATGAATATATCATTAATATGTCAAATCTAAAACCATTTAAAACATCAATTTCGTCAAGCATTAAGTTAACATCTGGTGCTTCATATGCAAATAATAGAAACGAAGCAACAAACTCTGCATATGCAAAAGATGCATCGTTTAGTGATACTATTATTAATGAATATGTTAAGACAGTATCACCAGAACTTATTGCCAATACTAAAAATGAAGCTGTAAATTTATCTGGTCAAAAATCTGTCACATTAAAATTAGATTTAATCACTACGGATTCAAGTGTATCACCATTAATTGATCTTCAGAGAGCATCAATTACCTCCGTTGAAAACGTAATCGATAGACAAGATTCTGCATCAACTACAAACTTTAATGTGCCATTAACATTTGTTGCTGAAACTGATCCACAATCTGGTACAAGTGCTTCCAAACATATTACAAAACCAATTACACTTGCCGAAACTGCTGTAGGTCTTAAGGTATTACTTGCAGCGAATAGACCTAACGAAGCTGATTTTGATATTTACTTTAGAACTACTACTGGTGATGGTGTAATTAGTGATGCGCCGTGGGTTGAAATTCCAAAAGAAGTAATCATTGCTGCTGATGAGGATCCTACAATCTTTAGAGAGTACACTTATCTCGCTGGTGGTGTTGGTGGTGAACTGATTCCGTTCTCTGTATTCCAAATTAAGGTTGTCTTTACATCAACGAATAGTTCAAAGGTTGCAAGGATTAAAGATCTAAGAGCTATTGCACTGGCGGTATAATATGGCATACGCAAATGTAAAAGGTCATCCTGGTTATGTCCGTGATAAAGGTTCGGGTGCCATATTGAATATAAATAGTAATGAAATTAAGTCTGCCCGAGCACGAAAAAGAGCCAGGCAACTAGAAAAAGAACAACAAGAACAATTGCAAACTGATGTTAATAATTTAAAGCAAGACATTGGTGAGATTAAAGATCTATTAAGTAAGATCTTAGAGGTATCAAATGGCAATAACCGTAATTAATCTATCTGATCCAGTTGCTACGCTGGTTACAAAAACAAATACTGTTTCCAGTAACCTGGGCGATATTGCTCAACTTACATCTGGCGATAGTAATGTTGTTGATGCAATTAATGCTGTAAGAGCCGCAATTATTGATATTGATGATTCATCCGAAATTGTTGCAATTGCTCGTGGTTCATTTAGTGTCAATAATGATTCAGCTGATGGATTATCTCTTGCGTATGATTCTGATACTGGTGTAATTTCATTAATTGGTGGTGCTGATGCTGCAACCGTAAGAGGCTATATGGTTGCTGGTGCTGGTCTAGATTATGATTCTAGCACTGGTGTATTCAGTATTGGTACTGGTGAAGTTGTTACAGGAATGCTACAAGATAGTAGTATCACTGAAGCCAAAATGGCACAAGATGCAATCGGTTCGGCCGAACTTAAAGATGTTGTTCAATTAATCATTTACGATTCTACTGGATCACCCTTAAAAACACTGTATGGCGCAGGAAGTTAAATTATGGCCACAAGGCGACCTCTTTACTATGATAGTGGCAACCTCAAAGAAATGTCTGATACACAAGTTAATCAGATTATTGCGCAGGTTTCCTATCAGTATTCATTAAATCCGTCTGTTACATTAGCTGTTAGTACATCTGGTGGGACTTTATCTGGCCTACCAATTAATGATACTCGGTATAAAGCGGGTAATTACTCGACAAGTGCTACTAGTTTTCCTGGCGAAGGAACAACTCAAGAACCCCAATTGGTTACTGTATCATATGCCCGTTTAACTGAAACAGTAGCATCTACAACCGAACCTACTGATGTTGCCATGCCAATTTATAGCAGTGGTGGTAATATTAGATCAATGACCAAAACAGATGTCTATGATACTTTTATCCATCCGGCAATTAATAATTTAGCATTAGGTTCTACTGGTACTGCTCAAGGTGGAACATATCGTATCCATACAAGCACATCATTGGCTGGCCATACTTTGGTTTCATCAACTCCTGTCTTTATTGATACAAGATGGAACACTTCTGCCTCATATACTGTCGGCGATAATAGTGGTGGTAATGTGGATCAGCCAACTACTATAACAAATTTTTATCTGTTTGTTATTAATGGTTCTGAGTCAAGTTATACTCCGCCGGTTTATATTACAGTTGATAATCAATTACAGACACATGCTGAATCCAATTTTAATGGTTTATTACAGAATATGGTAAGGCATGCAATAACATCAACAGTTGGTTATAGAATAAATTATAATATCAGTGGAACTGGTAATAACCGTGGGTCTGGTATGACAAATACAATTTTAAATGGTTCTGGTAATTATCAGACAAGATTTGTAAACACCGATGATTATCGAGCTCAAGAATTTCCTAATGGATCTCCAGTAACAGATAACACATATTATTTGAGGATTAATCAATCATGATAACTGAACAGCATGAATTTTTAAGTGCTAATTTTATTAACGATGCTAGAACTACAGTCTCAGCTTTGTGGATGGATCCTGAAACAAAAGAAATTGCTGAGGAAGTTATTGAAGTTAAAGAAGGTGATGCCGCTTGGGAATATCTTTTAAAGCATATTACCATCGACAAATTGCATGAAGCAACCTGGGAAGAGATTAATAGCCAAAAGCAAATATTTGCTGATACCGTAATTCGAATAGCAAAAGATCAGGGTATGGTATATGATATTGATTCAGCAAATACTGAAATGTACAAGATCATTGCTAGTTCTTTATTTGCACCATTTGATCCAGTTGCTGAAAAGGAAAAATTGTTCTTCTACAAACTACAATTATTTGAACTTGATGCTATTAAAAATGCAACGAATAGATCTTTAAAATCTAAATTGCGCAAATCAACAAGTTTAATTGATGCTACTAAATATGCTATTGAATTGGTAGAAAGTACTCTTGAAACCACCACGATTGAAGAGACTTCATCTCCTCTTGACGTTGATTAAATAGATAAACACTATAATCTTGTTCGGTTATTTCTGCTTTAAATGAGATATAACCATTCTCAAATGTCCATGGCATATATTCTCGGTATAGGTATTCATCTATGCCGAGTGGATATTTTAATAAAAAATAATTTTCATTGTTCTGGTAGTTTTTAAATATATGCGATAGGTCATCGGACCAAGATATAATAGATGAATTTAATGGTGTGTGATATGGTAATCGCCACCATGCATGACAGACGTGTAAATCGCTTTTTAAGAATTGATTACAATCACCTTTAATCAATACATCCAAATCAAAGTAAATATTTTGACCATCTCGGTATCTGTCAAATATCTGTAGTTTATTTGCTACAGGCATTTCAAATATATCATTGGTAATTACACACCACTCGTCATATCTCAGACCAGAGTATGTATCGATCATGTGTTTTAGATTATCTTCGTACCACTGATCATATTTGTCACCAGTACGAACACAAATTACTCTTAGCATGTTACAATTACTTGATTTTCATGGTACTCAAGTTTTTCTAAGAAATCCTTCCATATAATTTTATAATCAAATTTTCGATGGGTTGATAATTTCTCACAGTAATCTCTAAATATTTGTAGTCCATGAGTCCTTGGCATTTTAAGTTCTGATACTATATAAGGATAATCTTTATATTTTTCTAAATATTCTTCTTTTAGACTATTAGGTAATTGCCTAATTGATAAAAAAAGTGGACCTCTTACAATATGATAATTCATAGCAATTGGATTATAATTCGATTTATAATATTTTTCCATTTCGAATATATCATCAATGTTTAAAAGAGAAATTGTTGGATTTATTTTATATTGAATTCCAGTCTCGTCTAAAGATTTTAAATTATTTTCAAACTTATTTTGATCTATTGGATATCTAATCCATTCATGTTTTTGACCAAAATGATCACAAGATATATTAAATATGAGTTTATTAAATTTTTTGGCATAGTCAAATACATTTCTATTTTTGTAATTTAGTTCAGTTAAGTTTGAGTCATGAATCACGGTAATATGTTTTGCATGTTCTTCTGGTATTAAATCCATAAATTCCCAGTATTTGGGTAACTGTAAAGGTTCGCCTCCAGTCATATGTAATACTTTAACTAGGTGAATATTCTCTAATATATTATTCATTACTTTTTTGAATTTATGATAACCAGTTTGATAATAATCATTTGAAAAGAATGAAGAATATTCATCTTTAAAAACTTCTGCCATTTCTTTTCTTCTAGTAGATGAATTATATGGATGACACATATAACAACCTAGATTACAATATGATCCGAATATTCTAAGTTTCAATGTGACATCTCTTACATCGCATGCGTCTGGATATCCATTAATATATCTTTGTCTATAAGATGTTCCAGCATTTTCTTCTATATTATAGCATGTTTGACATACATCTATCTTTTCACCCATAAACATTTTATCGCGTATTTCTTCCATTTCATCTGAAAGAAAATATTCAAATGGTGTTGTTTCTTCTTCTTTCCATTTTTTGGTATTCTCTGGCATGATTTTTGCGTGACAACATAATCTATATCTGCCGTTACTATCTACATAAACTTCTCTGAAAGCGGCTGGACAAAACGAAGAGTTTTTGTCAAATATTTCTTGTTTTTTTGTTTTATTCATCAAATGATCTCTCAAATTCTTTGTTAACGTGATGTAGTAAATGAGCAGCAGGAGAAACCTCTGGAGCAAATCCATCCATAAAATAATTCCAAGGCATTCCGATATTTGTAAATGGTATGTCGTATCTTTCGATTAGGTATGATATATAAACTTCATTGTTGTATTTAAAATGACGACTAATTTCATTTGGAAATACAGTATCATCTTTTGCTTCATCTAATATTTGATTCATTTCCTCAAATCTTTCTTGAAACTTAAGCTTAGATATAACATCTTTATTACCACCAACAACTCCTGTATTAATTACATTCTGAGCACCAATGATTCCATCTAATAACAACATAGAAATTTTAGCACATGCTTTACAATACATATGCATAGTATCAAAAGAATCGTTCTCTATATGATTTCTTAATTTTTTAGTTGGTGGTGATCGATCAATTGCATGAGCGCAGATTGAATTTAAATCCCAAACTTCAAAAAAGTTTTTATCTGTCTGTGGTACAATATCAAAATCTAAATAAAGTACCTCATCATAATCCCTAGTCAATTCTTCTAACTTAAATATTTTTTCAAATTGAATCATATCATAAGACGTAGTAAGTGTATCATATAGAACATAATCTGCTTTACAGATTCCTGCATACTCTCTCTGTCTTTGTTCCAATTGATCTTTATATTTCTCAAATTGAGATTTTTTAAAATCAGTTGAAGATTTATGTGGGTCCACGTTATTCGTGTAAATGCTGTATATAATTCTTGACATACTCAAAGTCTTTATTAATGACGTGAACTAGATTTGTATTTTCTGGAATGTAACTCCACTTATCCATAAAATGATGCCAGTCGGCTGTAAGTAGTTGACATTCAACTTTATTTATGATTGTCTTATATCCCCAGATTGTTTCGTTATCCCAACCAAAGGATTCTTGGATATGATCTGGCCACATTGAATATTCATCTGTTTTCAACTCATCCATTAATTCAAGCGTTTGCTGAAAATTGTTAAAATAGTTTAGTTGATCTAAATGTTTTTTAGAAGCTCCTATAATACCAGTGTTATAGACGTCTGCTTTATTTTCATCACACTCCATTTCTAATAGCATCGCTCTAGTATTCCAGTACTTAGCATCTGGAGATCTGTTCGAAATTTTACGATCATACTTATCTCTCTTATTTTTTAAATGCATGATTCGCTGAAAAGAAGTATCAATTTCTTTTCTGTTGGTTAATATTGCAATTCCTTTTGATAGATCCCATGCTTCAAAGAAATTATTATCAGTCATTGGTACTACATCAAAATCAAGATACAATACTTCATCGTATTCTTCAGCTAGTTTATACAATAGATGGATCTTATAGAAATTGACTATATTATATGCAGTGATCTGAGGATATTGGTCTTTAAACATTTGTTCATATACTTTCCACTCATTATCATATTCATATAAACGATATTCAATACCTAAAGCGTTAGCATATTTTTCATGTTGTGATTTTAACCAGTCAGAGTACTCTGCCAACTTGAGTTTGGTTCGTTCGGTCTTTGACATATCATCACCAAAATATGGAATCTGCCAATCTAATTCTTCTTTTGGGATGTCTATATATAGACTATAGATAATTCTTTTCATGGTGTACAATGGATATTATAGAAGTTATTGATCATTTTGCTCACAAATATAATGATATTAATTTAATTAAGTCGATTACGAATTCTGTTAATAAAAATCAACGTGCATCAAAAGAGTGGTGCGTTGAATATATTATACCATATTTATCTATGCATGTAAATAATAAAATATGTATTGCAGCTGGATGGTATGGTTTACTCGGTCACATGCTGAATGAATACGAAGTGACTACATTTGATATGGATCCTATGTGTCGTGAGGTAGGAAAGAAACTCTATCCAGAATTAAAGCATGTAACTTCCACAATAGAAGATTTTAATCCACGTGGTTATGGGACAATCATATGTACATCATGTGAGCATATATCCGATGAAACACTTAATAATTTTCTTAAAAAAAGATCCCAACCTTCTATTGTTTGTCTTCAAAGCAATAATTATTATAAAATTGATGGTCACATTAATTGTAAAGAATCGTTAAAAGTGTTTACAGAATCATTGGAGTGTGATATAATAGAGAAGATCTCGCTGGAAATGGGTGGGTATACTAGATACATGGTAATTGGCAAATGAAATTATATGTAACAGGACATGATGGCTTTATTGGTTCTCATCTTATTAAAATATTAGAACAAGAAAAATATGAATTAATTTTATGTGATCATGATATTCGCAAATTTAGTTATCAAGGCCCAAAACCCGATATGATTCTTCACATTGCCGCGCTTGTGAGTGTTCGGCGATCACTTGAAAATCCACAAGAATATCATGACGTTAATGTTAATGGTTCTCGAAAAATCTTTCATTGGGCAACCACTTGGAATATTCCAATTATATATTGGTCTTCCTCCAACGCAGCTGAATGGTGGACAAATCCCTATGCAATTACAAAAAGAATGATAGAAGAAATTGCACCTCAAAGAAGTATTGGGATTCGTCCATTTAATGTTTATCCTGGGCGTGATGATATGTTACTTAAACGTCTTGAAAGAAACGATGTCAAGTATATTAATGGTAAACACAAAAGAGACTGGATTCATATTGATGATTTTTGTGAAGGTGTTTGTCAACTGATCAAAAGATACTATGAGTTTGAAGGTCAAATAATTGACTTTGGTTCTGGTAAATCAATATCGGTTTTAGAAGTTGCTGAATCTCGTGGATTCAAGGGTGAGGTCCGATTTGACCCTACACCACTTGAACGAGAAGTAACACAAGCCGATTCGACTATTATTGAGGATTTATTAAAACGTGAACTTCAATCTCCAGTCCTTTGAACCAAGTCAATCAATATTATTGGAAAATGAAGATTTAATTCGTCTTTATTTAGAAGAACTTTGTGAGAATGCCTTAGAAGATTATTACCAAGAAACAAATAAAACTCGTCTTGCAACTGATTATACTATTGATGGGAGAAAAATTTATCGATCGTATGATATTCGGCCGGAAGATACACCAAATTTAACCAAACTCTTAATAAATCAAGGAATAGAACCATTTAACTATCTAGTGTCCGTAATCCTCGGTGAAAGTGATCATAGTTTTAAACCACACATTGATAAGCAAAGACATCATTCAATTATGTTTATTTACAAAGACTCAAGTGCAATTACTCAATTTTTCAAAGAGATTAAACCAAAGTCTGGTTTCTTTTATAATGAGGATGAGATCGAATTAACTCATTCATACGAATTAACTGAAGGAAATTTTTATACATTTAATCATCAGATTCCACATGGTGTAGTAAATATTGGGCCTGATGTAAGGTGCCATGTGACAATTACATTATCGACGATAGATTAATTCTTCGAACTTTGGTTTTCTAAATCTTGGTGGCGTCTTAATTCCAGGAGCACAATTACCATAATCGAATCCACACATAACCTCATTCTTAACAACGTCTCTTCGTACACAAGTATCCAACTTATCAATATAACCAATTCCCAGTATTATGGCTGTTTTCATACCAATTCTGTCTAATTTTATCCCTGTTTGTTTTTGATCAATACATCCACAAAATCCGGTTTGTAAGCCCACTTCCTCGGCTGCAATCATTGCCATTGCTGAACTGACAAGACAATCATTTCTTGTTTCTCGCTCAGAATTATCTTCCAACCAGACCAATACGATTGGTGCAGTTACCTGGCCATTATATCTTCTATTACCGACCGGACCTTCCTTTCCTCTCTCTTCATCTAAACAGTATGTGCTTTCCCAATATAACCAATTTTTTATATCCTGAGATTCTTCTCCCAGGACATGGACTTCATAATTATACTTACCGTTTTTGGAGGGTGTCGCATAGATACAATCTAAAATGTATTGTAATTTCTCTTCCTCTACAGGCTTGTCTGACCACCACTTTGCTGTGATTCTTTTTTCCAATATCTCTTTTAACATATAAGTATTTATATGATTGATTATCTTCCCGAATTATCTCAAGACATTATAGATGAACTTTTAAGTATTTATAGATCTGAGCCAAAAAAAATATATCGTTGGCGCAATGGTGCATCTCATAAAAAAGCTTTAGAAGTTGTACGACCAATTATTAATGCATACTTAGGCCATGATGATTGGAGTTCTACTTCAGGGAATTATTTTGAAACTTGGTATCCATATAGAATTCATACTGATACCTCCATTACTGAACATAATTATCAAACATTTGTGTTTCCTTTAGATTGGACTCTTACTGAACAATCGTCCGTTAATAAAAATGTCTTGTATGTATTTGATCAGACGTGGGACTATGAGAATACAATGTTTATGAAAGGATCTTCGCCAGGAAAAGAAGGTGATCGTCCAAACAGTGAGACTCGAAACTATTCTAGAATTAATAATATTGTGCCCAACCACTTTGAAGAAAATGTAATTCTTGATTGCGATCATCTTGATCGAGAGAACTTTAATGGATTAACAGTAAATAAAAAGTTCATATGGAAACCAGGCCTACCATTTACATTCCCTCGAAACTCACTTCATTGTTCAAACAATTGGAAACAAATTGGTATCTGGCGTAAACTAGGTTTAAGTATTTTTACTAGTGCCGATGTTGATATCTAGATATTACTGTTGCAACGTTCTCGGTTATCATCGGTAGATTCATTACAATGTGTTGTGAATTCCTATGCCATGAAACTGTTCTATGAGTTTTTCTGGTATTAACATAATATACTCTTCCAGGCTCAATCATCATTTTTTGGTCATTCATTAACCAATCATATTCGTATGGAGCACATCCAGTCATGAATGCAATCAATCTAAATGAATCTCTTTTAAGTGCTGGCCAATCTCTGTGAGGAGGAAAGTATCCACCAATACCACACCTGACAACAAATGTTCTACCTAACTTTGGAAAAAGGTTAAACCAAGGATGTAAAGATTCGCATGTGTCATATAATTCAGTTGGTTCACACATCTCATTCTCAGAAACTTTTCTCTGCTCTTTAAAACATATCTCTCCTAGAGAAGGTAAAGATGTGTGATCTCCTCCTGGCATTGTGGTAAATGATAGACCATGACGATTATTTACTCTACCTTCTTTTGGTAAATAAGTAACCCAGTCATTTTCAAATAGCGCAATTTCTTTTTTATACTGATTGACATTGATCAATATATCTAGTGGTTCAAAATCGCCAAGAGTCATAAGTGACAACTCATTCATGATGTCTTCATTAGTTACTTCTGAAAAATCACTTTTAATCCGTTGACCACCAACACCTTTTGGTATTTCCATGATGTGTTCCTTATAAATAGATCATGATATAATTTATAATGGTATATATGAATATTTTTTATAGAAAGCTCCAATGGCCTTTATTTGATGGCTTATATTTAGTTAATCGAGTCTCACAATATCCAGATTATCTTCATCATCAAGATGGCTATGATGAGACTAAACGATATGGCAATCTAAAAAATTGGCCAGAGTATAACGAAGATATTCAACCGATACGTGACACTATACCAGTCGGATCAGAATTTACCATACAAATTATAAAATCGCCTGGACTCGGTTGGCACATTGATAGGAATAGAAAAGTTTCAGTCCTATATCTTTTACAAGGCGAAGCGTATACATATTTTAAGAAAGATGATGTTGTCCATAAAACAATGTTTGATAAAAATTCATGGTATCTCTTTAATAATGATGAAATGCATTGTGTGGAAGGGGTACAAGAACTAAGAGTTGCTCTCTGTATTGACCTAACAAATGAATATGGAGATTATAATACAGCTGTTAAACAATTAGGTAATTGGCTATGACTGAAGTACCATTTTTATTTCTTCCAAATTTAGAATTTGATGCATCAGCACTTCTAGAATTCGTAAATGGAATTCCAGATAATGTTTGGAAAGGACCACATATTGGTAACTATGATCCTGATGTTGAGGTTACATCACATATTCATGATGATATGTTATGGACCGCAAATTCACTTGATTATGATTTTATATCAAATCCTCATATCAAAAAAATATCAGACTATTTAAGCGATGCGGATGGTAATCCATACTACAAAGGGATGATGATTAAAAAAAGCAAGAATGGACATGAAGCTCCACTTCATCCACTTATGCAACATGAAGAATGGGATAAAAAAAGAGGCTGGGTGCGTACATGGGATGTGATTATTCCTATTCAGGGCGGATTTAATGAAAATCCATTAAAAGCATTGGATACTGAAAATTCTGAATGGTATACTCT